TATTACGGAAAAGCCTTTCGACTAAGAGAGGTGAACGTGAAATCTAACGAAATTATTGAAGATTTAGAAAAGTATTTGTCAGATCTATGGGCAAGTCCTTTCAAAGCACTTGATGACCCAAAGTCTTACATAGGATCACCAAAAATGGATACTTTTCTGACAATACCTTTAATAGAAATAGAAAAAGAAGTAAAAGATTATTTTGTCGAAAAAAATCTCCCAATTGTCAATGAAGATGGCTTTTCTGCTCCAAAACTAACCGAGGCGATCTTAGAAAACTATCCAGAAGCTTATTTAAAAAATGATTTGAGGAATTCTCAAGAGCTTAAAGTGTTACTAACAGAAATGATGCTGTATGATGAGTTGGCTACCTTAGCGGGAACATTCGTTTCTGCCTATGCAATGAGGTCTACTTTTTCTGGGAAAAACGCGGGTATTTTTTCTGGAACAAAAAAATATTTAGAAGGAGCACTAAAAGGACTTGCAGTACAGAGAGACATAGAACATTCGAATACAAATAAGACTGCCGCTGAAAAAGCTAGAGACAGTTACTCTGCTGTATCAAATACTAAAGGAGATGTTGAATCTGATTTCGGACCTTTGACAGATTTCATAGGTTATGCAGCTATTTTTGTTGCTAAGTTTCCTTTCAAAGTATTAAAAGGACATGTTCTAGCTTCAGATCCGGCTATCATAACTGCTAAAAAGATTCAAGACTCTATTGTAGCTGGTCTTCAAGCAGCCCAAAGCGCATCAAACTTTGTTGCTGGTGTATCTGGCGAAGACGCGCCTGATTTGGGTGGAGCTATAAATTTCGCTTCTTCTAATTCTGCTTTAGTTCCTATTACTTTGCTACTCCAGCCTTTCCCACTAGGTCTAAATTTCGCACTACCTATTACTCCTCCTGGCATAGCCTTTTTAGGTACTGCTGGCATAGCAGACGCTTTAGACTCCATTTAAATTTCGCGGTCCCTATTGCATAAACTTATATAAAAATATAGTGATATAACCTATTTAAGTATACTGAGGTTTCTATAATGAACAATGAAGGATACTCCCCTAAACTACCTTTATCAACAAACACAAATCATTATGATATGATTTATGATATTGAGTCGAACATTAAACAGAACTTTAAGAATCTTTTACTCACTAATCCTGGCGAAAGAATCATGATACCTGATTTTGGTTGCGGAGTCCGTCGTTATCTTTTCGAATTTGAAGAAGATTCGTCTTTTGATGATTTAACAGCGATTATAGAAGATCAGACAGAGGCTTATATGCCTTTTATAGAAATAGAAGATATAACACTCGATACTGTTGTTCTAGGCGGTCTATCTAAAGAAAATACCTTGGCTTTTACTATTAGCTACTCTGTCCCTTCATTAGATTTTAAAGATTCTTTGCTAATAACTACATAAATGGAACTTTCTTATGGCTAAAAATTTCAAACCACCAATCAAATATACTGATAGAGATTTCCAATCTATCAAAGAATCTCTGGTAAACTACGCAAAAAAATACTATCCTAATACTGCTAATGATTTTAATGAAGCTTCTTTTGGCTCCTTAATGATCGATATGGTTGCATATGTTGGGGATATTATGTCGTTTTATCTCGATTATCAAGCAACCGAATCTTTTCTAGATTCAGCTATGGAATATAAGAATGTAGTAAGGCTTGCTCGCCAACTAGGATACAAGCACGATCCACAAGTAACAGCATATGGAACAGTTTCAGTATATATCAAAGTCCCAGCTAACTCATCTGGTCTAGGTCCAGATGAAAACTACTTACCTGTTCTTCGAAGAAACTCTCGTTTTGCCTCTGGCGACTCAAATTTTCTTCTAACACAAGACATTGATTTTAAAAGTGAACAAGCACAGGCGGTGGTTTCCGAGGTAGACTCTGTGACTGGAACCCCAACTTATTATGCTGTAAAAGCTTATGGAGAAGTAATGTCAGGAGACTTAGGAACGTATACTTTTGCTGTAGGAGAATACAAACCATTTAGAAGATATGAACTTCCTGTTCCAAGCGTTGCGGAAATTATATCGGTGACAGACAGCGAAGGTCACGAATATTATGAAGTAGATTACTTATCGCAAGATGTAATATATCTTGGCGTAAACAATAGAGATTCAGATAAAGATTTGGTTCCAAATATTTTTAAAGCAGTGGCAGTTCCACGAAGATTTGTTGTCGAAAAAACAGAAGAAGATATTTTTCTACAATTTGGCGAAGGAAATTCCTCTGACGCTATTGTAGAAAATGATATAAAGCTAGACCCTAGTAACGTAGCCCTAAAGATGCACGCGAAAGATTATGTTTCTCAAAGCAGTTTTGACCCTAATGTACTTGTTAATAATAATAACATGGGTATTTCTCCTTCCAACACAACTATCACAGTTGTTTACAGAACTAACATGTCAGACAGCATTAACGTAGGAGTTGGAGAAGTATCCAGATCTATAACGCTGGACTTGGAATACGATAATCAAGCTACGCTATCTGTTGCAGAAACTTTAAAGACAAAAAAATCTTTAGAGGTGAGCAACGAAGAGCCTATTGTAGGAAGAGTAGAAATACCATCGCCTGAAGAGGTCAGGATCAGAGCTATGGACACATATGCGTCTCAAAACCGCGCCGTTACCAAGAAAGATTATTCAGCTA